TATGGATAATGTAATTAATATAGTGGTTACAGTTGGTTACAGTTGGTTACAGTTGGTTACACAGAGGTTACAGTTACACTTCGAGAGTCTATAAGACTCGAAGAGGTGTAACCTTGTAACCTTGTATCGGAAACATAAAACAAGGAAACCGAAATGGCAACGAAGAGAACAGCAAACAAGCATCCAGAGACAAAGCAGCCAAGTCCACAAGCAGATGCGTGGACGATTTACGTTCAATCCAAACTTGTGGAATTGGAGGCTGCCAAAGCAGTCAGCGATAGAAAATGGGGAGAAGATCGACTGATTACTTTAGTAGACAGTCAACTTAGAGAGAAATTCTGGATTCAGACCGGCAGAGTGCATCAAGCAGCATGGTCAAAGGACAAAGACAAATTCGATTCAAGTCTGGCGGGAATGATCAGGGCGTACTCAGTGCTCGATCAGTGGGCAACCGATCAGGGGATCAGTCCAGCCAGCGACAGCATTCCAAGGATTGAGTGGAAGATGCAAACCGATCAGGTCATGGTCATTGTGCGTACAGTCAACGAAGCTGTGGCTATGCAGCGCGAAAGACAGGAACTGGACAACAAGTGCATCTGGTCAATGGAAGAGCTTGAAGTGATCTTCAATGATCCGCTTGTGCAACAGATCATCAAGGTCAAGGCGTTTGATCCAACGGCCAAGGTGGTTAACTTCAAAGCAAACGATAAATTCGGTGGACAATCAGGCTTTGATGATTTAGAAAGTGATCTGCACGCCTTTCAAGGTGAGGCAGTAGAAAAGAAATTCGATACCAAACTCGCAGGGAGACTAAGAAATGCAGCAAATTAAGCGATTAGCGGAGTTGATCAAGCAAAAGGTACTGGATGTCATCCAGCGCGTTAAAACAGCTCTAGGGCAGGTTTAAGCATGGCAGGAAGACCAAAATTCAGAGAAGACATGGCGCTGCTTGAAGATCTGCCAGACGACATGATAGTCTCGATGTTTGAGGCAGGCAAGTCGCAGACCCAGATTTGCTACGAAATGGGCATCGGGCGCAGGGCGCTTGAGCAATGGATCGAAGATACCGATCCCACTATAATTGCGCGTGCGCGCGCGAAAGCCGCCGATAAACTCGCGGTGGAGACTCTGGACATTGCTGACAGCATGGCGGACAGCAACCCGCAGCGCGATGTCCAGCGCATCCGAACCAGGCAATGGCTGGCCGAAAGGTGGGATCAGAAGACTTATGGCTTACAAAAGGCCGCATCAGTCAACATCAATATCCAAGACTTACGCATGGCGGCACTGCGCCATGTCGAGGTTGTCGATGACTTATCCACAGAAAATCGCAATGATTGATCACATTGGCCTGTGCATAACTGCGAAGTGCCTGCAAAACAAGCAGAAACAGGCCAGTTATCCACAATTGACTTAACATAATGGACATCGTGTCAAATGGATATTGTCAGCGTTCTGTAAGTATGTATATAAATCAAGGACTTGCATGAATAGTGGGGTGTGGATAACTTTTCCGCTGTCAACTGGCGCTGCCGACCGTCCGCTGGCTGGGGGCGCGGCGCGATGCCCCCCCCTTGCGCTTTGCGGCGGGGGCGACTGATGATGCAACCGAACACCTACCGAATCCCATAACCACATGACCCTACCCCCTACCCCCACTGCCGCAAAGAAGAGCGTCCCGAAAAAAAATTCTGATGATTTGCTGACGAATAACCCTTTTGTCGAATTCGTCAAGCTATACAAGAATAATCCGGTGCTGTTTGTCAGAGAGGTGCTGAATACTGAGCCTGACCCATGGCAGGTGGAATTCTTGAATCACATCGCGTCCGGCAACAGACGCATATCGGTGCGAAGCGGTCACGGTGTGGGAAAGAGTACGGCATCAGCTTGGGCGATGATTTGGTACTTGCTGCTGCGCTTTCCGGTGAAGGTGGTGGTGACTGCGCCGACAAGCAGCCAGTTGTATGACGCATTGTTTGCCGAGGTTAAGCGTTGGGTGAAGGTGCTGCCGCCGATGCTGGCTGATATGTTGGAAGTAAAGCAGGACCGTATTGAGGTGATTGGCGCTAACGAAGAGGCGTTCATCTCGGCCAGAACATCGCGTGCGGAGCAGCCAGAGGCGCTCCAAGGGGTTCACAGTGATCATGTGATGCTGGTGGGGGATGAGGCATCCGGCATACCTGAGAAGGTGTTTGAGGCGGCATCTGGCTCGATGTCCGGCCACAACGCTGTCACGCTGTTATTGGGTAATCCTGTGCGTTCCAGCGGATTCTTCTACGACACCCATAACCGATTGGCGGGAGATTGGGTGACGATGAAGGTGTCCTGCGCCGACTCGCCCCGCGTATCTGAGGCTTACATTGAGGAGATGAAGTCGCGCTACGGCGAGGAGAGCAATGCCTACCGCATCCGCGTGTTGGGTGAGTTTCCGAAGTCTGACGAAGATACCGTCATCCCCATGGAATTGCTGGACTTGGCGATGAATCGGGATGTGGTGGCATCGCCTTACGCGCCACTGGTGTGGGGATTGGACGTTGCACGCTTTGGCTCGGATCGTTCTGCACTGTGCAAGCGCAGGGGTAACGCGGTGACTGAGCCGATTAAGACTTGGAAGAATCTGGACTTGATGCAGTTGACCGGCGCGGTGGTGGCCGAGTACGAAGCACTATCGCCAGGTGATCGGCCTGGCGAGATACTGGTTGACAGCATTGGACTTGGCGCTGGCGTGGTTGACCGCCTCAGAGAGTTGAAACTACCGGCGCGAGGGATTAACGTGGCCGAGTCACCGGCCATGGGCGGTACTTACCGGAATCTGAAGGCTGAACTTTGGTACAAGGCCAAGGCGTGGCTGGAGCAGCGGGATTGTCGGCTGCCAAAGGATGAGCTGCTGGTGGCTGAGTTGGCGACCGTGCGTTATATGTTTACGAGTAACGGCAAGATTCAGATTGAGAGCAAAGATGAGATCAAGAAGCGGGGTTTAGCGAGTCCAGACAAGGCTGATGCGTTTTGTTTGACCTTTGCATCTGATGCGGTGATCGGCATGATGGGGAGTAAGGCTGGCAACAACTGGGCGCAACCGTTGAAAAGAAACCTCTCAAGGGTTGCATAATACGAATTCGTTGGCGCATAGTAACTGGGGCTACTAAAAGCAGTTTGCTCTAGGTTGGATTCAACCCAGAACTCCCTGCGCCAACACCTAATTCTTTAAGGGGTAAATTATGAAGATGACCAAGGCAGCAAAGAAGGTTGGCAAGGTGATGGGCGAGTACAAGGCTGGCACATTGCACTCCGGCAAAGGCGGCAAAGTAGTCAAGAGTCCCAAGCAGGCCATCGCCATTGCGATGTCCGAAGCCAAGATGCCCATGCGCGGTGCGCGTACAGCTAAGAACATGAAGACCAAGGGGATGCGTTAATGGCTACCTTAAAACGCACCATGGATCAGGCCATGGATCAGGACGAAGGCTATGAGGACGGCGGCGAGAGTTGTCCCATGGCAACGCAAGACATCACGCTGAACTTGAAGAATCGCGCCAAGGCAATTGACTCTGCGAACTACGGTCCGGAGAACCCCAAGCTGCCAAATAAGCAGTATTGGATGCAGATGGCGGCTGAGTGGGAGGTGTCCGAGGAGGATGCCAAGATGAGCCGTTGCGGTAACTGCGCGGCGTTCAACCAAGATGACTCCATGCTGGAGTGCATTGCAAATGGCATTGGCGAAGAGGGCGACCCATGGGCGGTGATTGATGCCGGTGACTTGGGTTACTGCGAGATATTCGACTTCAAGTGCGCGTCCAGCCGTACTTGCTCGGCTTGGGTGGTGGACGAAGACGGCGAGAGCGAGGGCGAAGAGATGCCTGAGTCATTGCTGACAATCAAGATTGGAATGAAAAATGAAGACTAAGCCTGGCCTCTACGCCAACATCAACGCCAAACAAAAACGTATTGCCGCAGGCAGCGGCGAGAAGATGAACAAGGTTGGATCAAAGGCTGCGCCGTCTGCTGCCGACTTCAAGCTGGCGGCCAAGACCGCCAAGAAGCCGAAGAAGTGATCTCCCCCATATGCATCTCGACAGTACACGGCAAAGGTTTGCGGGTGATGCTCACAAGCATCGCCGAGTATTGTCCCGAAGTGCCTGTCTATTTGCGCGGAGCAGAGTCCATTATTGGCGGCTTTGACGCTGACCTTAAAGTGTTTGGTGCAGCGCACAATTTCGGTGACGACTACAACGAGATCATTGACAAAGCCTTTGCCGATGGGTTTGAGTCGGTGATCTGCGCCAATGACGATATTGTGCTGACACCCACCAGCTACCGGCTGCTGATGGAGGATGTCAATCAGTTGAAAGCGGAAACCGGTGCGCCTGTGGGCTGGGTTTCAGCGAGATGTGATGCGGCAAGGCCGGTGCAAAATATTCGATCTAATCCCTTTGATCAGCAGTTGCACTACTTCAAGTACCCATACGAGGACGCAATTGTGCCTATGGAATGCCCATCCCCTATCTTTGCATGGATTGGGCGTGATGCGTGGGAGGCTGCAAAGTTTCCACCGTTGAACTGGTACTCGGATGATGTGCATTGCGAGGACTTGCGTGCCGCTGGCTTTCACCACTACCTGAGCCGGTCATATGTGCATCACATTGGCAGCCAAACTGTGGGCATGAACGGTGACGCACTGACCAAGGCCGCGATACCGTGGCTATTAAAAAACAGACCGGAATATGCAAAACAGTGGTTTGACACTTAATCTTGGATCGGGCAAGGATTACAAAGCCGATTGCGTGAATGCTGATATTCGCGCAGATGTTGGCGCTGATTGGGTGGTGGACATTGGTGCGCCAATGCAGATCGACCGACAGTTTTCAAAGATCATTGCCAATGATGTGTTGGAGCATATACCGAACTTGGTGGCGGCCATGACTAACTGCCGCGACTTGTTGGAGATGGGTGGCGAGATGCACATCCATGTGCCGTATGACTTGAGTCATGGAGCATGGCAAGACCCGACTCATGTGCGTGCATTCAATGAGAAGTCATGGGTATATTACTGCGAGTGGGCGTGGTACTTGGGCTGGAAAGGTAGTCGGTTTGAGATGGAACATTTGCAAATGAGTCTCAGCAATTACGGTGCGAGCCTAGAATTACCGCAAGAAGAAATATTGCGACTGCCGCGAGCAGTTGACTCCATGTATGTGATTTTGAAGAAAGTGCCTTATGAAAACACCGGCGTGGCAACGTAAAGAAGGAAAGAATCCGAGTGGCGGCTTGAACGCCAAGGGACGCGCCAGCGCAAAGGCCGAGGGCATGAATCTAAAAGCGCCGGTCAAAACTGGCGACAACCCGCGCAGGGCATCATTCCTTGCGAGAATGGGCAATATGCCTGGCCCGATGGAAAAGAACGGCGAGCCAACCCGATTAGCGTTGTCTCTCAAGGCTTGGGGGGCTAACTCAAAAGAACAGGCTAGGGCGACCGCAAAGGCCATATCCAAAAGGAACAAGAAATGATCAACGATATGCAAGTGACCACCGACATCGCGGCAGTCAATCCGATGGACGATACCGAGTTGCAGGGCATTGTGGCCGGTGAACTGGAGGATGCCGTCAGCTACATTGACGCTGATGTCTCACCGATTCGCGCAAAGGGTACAGAGTATTACCGTGGCGACCCCTTTGGCAATGAGGAGGATGGGCGCTCTCAGGTGGTTGCGATGGAGGTGCGCGACACTGTTTCAGCCATGCTGCCAAGTCTGATGAAAGTATTTTTCAGCAGCGAGAATGTCGTTGAGTATGTACCGCGTGGACCGGAGGATGTTGCCAGCACTCAGCAGGCGACCGACTACGCAAACTATATTTTTAGCAACGACAACAACGGTTTCATGACCACCTATGCGTTGTTCAAAGATTCGCTGGTGCGTAAGTGTGGCATCGCAAAATACTGGTGGGATGAAACAGAAGAAGTCAAGATTGACGACTATTCCGGCCTCGATGACCAGACCGTGCAGGTGCTGATGGAGGAGGGCGCAGAAGTAAAGATTGTGGTCAGCTATCCAGACCCAATGCAACCAGGCATTCAAAATATTGATCCGATGACCGGTCAGCCTGGACTTATGCAGCAACCTATGTTGCATGACGTACAGATCAAGCGCACCATCAAAGATGGCCGCATCCGCATCATGGCCGTGCCACCCGAAGAGTTGATACTTGATCGCAGAGCGCGGTCATTTGAGGATGCAGGCATCATTGCCCACCGCCAGATGGCAACCGTGGACGATTTGCTGGCCATGGGCTATGAGTTGGATGAGATCGAGGAGAACATCTCCAGCACCGACTTAGACAGCAATGACGAGTATTTAGCGCGGCAGCCACTATCCACCACCATGGGATCGGGCGACAGTTTGAATCCTGGCCAACGCCGCGTGCTGTACGTTGAATCCTATATCCGCGTGGACTATGACGGTGACGGCATCGCTGAGTTGCGTAAGGTTTGCTGCATGGGGTCTGGCTACACCGTGGTGCGTAATCTTCCGGCCAGCTACATCCCATTCGTTGACTTCCCTTGCGATCCAGAGCCACACACATCGCCGCTGGAAGCGATGTCGATATTTGATTTGACTCATGACATTCAAGAAATCAAATCCGAAATATTGCGAAATACCTTGGATTCACTGGCGCAGTCTATTCATCCGCGCACGGCGGTGGTTGAGGGTCAGGTCAATATTGATGATGTGCTGAATAACGAGACAGGCGCAATTATTCGGATGCGTGCGCCAGGCATGGTGCAGCCGTTTAGCACGCCATTCGTTGGACAGGCCGCATTTCCCATGCTGGACTACATGGATCAGATGCGCGAAGACCGCACCGGCATGAGCAAGGCCGCGATGGGACTTGATCCTGACGCATTGCAGTCAACCACCAAGGCGGCAGTGGCCGCCACAGTCAGCGCCAGCCAAAGCCGTTTGGAGTTGCAAGCACGCATTCTGGCTGAGGGCATGAAAAAGCTTTTCAAAGGCATTCTGTATCTGATGACAACGCATCAGGACAAGCCTCG